TGGATGCTGCAGAAGAAATCCTGCATGTGATCAATGAAGAGCCTAGAGCGTAATGGACTTTACCTCAATACCGTAACAGGGTATAATTGTAATACGGGCCAAGCCGGTCCGGTTCTAGTCAAGGAGTCAAAGATGCACCTGCTCAAGCTGCACCAAGCCTATGGGCGAGCCCTATCGCTCAAAGATGCACGCCAGGACTTCCTAACAGGGAAGGACTTCAGCGTGACGCGTAGAGGTGGCCCCTATACCTCTATCCGCGACTTCACCACCGGACCCAAAGAAGAGACGGCCGATTTCGACGGCGTGATCCTGCTTGCTGTCGATCGGGAAACCGATCAGGTCGTCCACTGCGTCCTAACCGTTGACGAAATGAAGGAGAACCTCAAATGAGCCGCAAGGTTCCAGTTCAGATGGCCCACTACTGCAAGGCCCAGGGCCTCACCCGCAAGGAAGATGTGATCACCTTCCCCGATAAGACGACACGCAAGTGCAAGTCGATCTCCTGCGCCAAGCGGTTCATGCGCACGGGCAAGGAGTACAGGGCATGAGCCTCTTCCTCGAACGCGAGCGCTTCCTGGCGAAGGTGGAGCTCCAACGAGCTCAGGAGGCTGTGGAGCGCGCGATAGATCGCATACCCACCTCCGAGTTCCGCAACGAAGTTACCGAGGTCAGTATGAAGTTGATGGAACTGATCGAAAGGGCGCCCAAATGAACAGCGTAGTCATCTCCTCCCACCTGCCCGACGTGGTGGACGCTTACATTGCCATGCGGGCCCAGCGGCTCCAGGCTGACCGGCAAGCGGCCGATCTCAAGGAGCGCGAGGAAGTACTCAAGGATCACCTGATCACCAGCTTCCGCAGCCAGGGTATGTCGGCCCTGGGCGGTGGCGCAGGCGTGGTGAAGATGGGGCAAACGGACGAGCCCGATCCTCTCAACTGGGACGAGCTGTATGCCTACATCAAAGCAAACGATGCGTGGGAATTGCTCCACAAGCGCGTCGGCAGTACCGCTGTAAAGGAGCGCTGGAAAGACGGGGTGGAAGTCCCCGGCGTTGGTCACAAGACCGTCTACAAACTCACTGTATCAGGAGCCAAGTCATGAGTAACGAAGCAAAGAAGCCGGAAGTCAAGCACGCAGTACAGGAAGTCGTCCCTGTTCCCGAAAAGGACAAACGGGACATCGCGGCGGTAGCGGCTCAGGACTACGCCGAGCACGAAGCGAAGAAGGGCACAGAAGTCGTCAACTGGCAGGAAGAGCTGAAGAAGCTTGCTGTCGCCACGGCGGATGCCGAAAAGCCCAGCGGCAACTGGGTTAGCTTCAAGGGAGGGCAGCTCACCATTGGCGGCACCGCCATGAAGAACAACATGGTGGAAGCGGTCGTGTTGCACGCCATCTTCGAGAACCAGATGTACGAAAGCAAGTACAATCCCAACAACCCGCAGCCGCCCATCTGCTACGCCTTCGGCGATACCGACGATGACCTCAAGCCTCACCCGGAAAGCGCCAAGCCGCAGGCGGCCAACTGCCGCGATTGCCCCAACAACCAGTGGGGTAGCGATCCCGAGGGCGGCAAGGGCAAGGCATGCAAGAACGTGCGACGGCTGGGCCTCATGTCGGCCACGGACCTCGACAAGGTGGCCAAGGCGGAAGTCGCCATCGCCAAGTTGCCGGTCACTTCCGTGAAGAACTGGTCCACCTACGCGAACCAGGTGGCCAACGCTCTTCACCTGCCCCCGCTGGGCATTATCACCGAGATGTCGGTTACGCCCGATCCCCGGTATCAGCTGCAGGTGAACTTCCGGCTGGTCGACAAGGTGCCGGAGGCGCATCTTCCTGACTTGCTCAAGAAGCGTGGGGAGATCCACGACCTGATGTACCTGCCCTACGACAAGCCGAGCGAAGCAGCTCCGCCGGCCCAGGCCCGCAAGTTCTAGGACCTTGCCTCCAGGTCCAGGCCTGGGGGCAGTGCCCTAAACCACTAGTGGAGAATATGATGGATGAGAACAAGTTCTGGCTGTATCTTTGTATGGGCTGCCTGGCTACCATTGCGCTACTGATGGTATGCATTACAATCTACAACGTGAACATGGCAAACATACAGGAGGGCATGGTGCGAGCCGGCAACGAGCCCATAGCCGTGCGGTGTATGACAGCGTCCTCCGGCGACGCCATATGCGTGGCCTACGCAGCGGGTCGCCCGTGATTACATGCATTGACTTTGAGACGGAAGCTATCCTTCCGCACCCAAACTACCCTCCCAAGCCAGTCGGGGTCAGCATATGGTACGCCATCGCTGAGCAGCCGATCTATCTGGCATGGGGCCACCCCACCGGTAACAACTGCACGTACGAGGAGGCCAAGCGAGTCCTGTCCGCCATATGGGATCAGGAACTCCTCATGCACAACGCGCGCTTCGACATGGAGGTGGCGCACAAGTGGTTCGGCCTGCCGTACCCCAAGGATGCTCGCCGAATCCACGACACGATGTACCTGCTCTATCTCTACGACGCGCATGCCGACTCACTCAGCCTCAAGCCGTCGGCCGAGCGTATCCTGGGCATCGCGCCTGATGAGCAGACCAAGCTCAGGAACTACCTGGCCATGCAGGGCTACAGCGGCAAGGATTGGGGTGCGCACATCAGCAAGGCCCCAGGGGAACTGGTGGGTGAGTACGCCTGCGGCGATACCTTCCGTACCCGCAAGCTCTATGAGCCGCTGATCGATTTCGTCAACAAAAACGGTATGCTCGCGGCCTACCGCCGGGAGCAGATCCTTGCCCCCATCCTCACGGAAAACGAGCGGGATGGAATCCGCATTGATCTCAACAAGCTGCAATTCGACCTGCAATTCTGGGAGGGTATCTATGGCGGCATCACAACTCGGCTTATTGAAGAGATCGGCGACTGTAATCCAGATAGCTCTGGAGAACTGGCCGCTGCACTACTTAGATCTGGACGTGCGCGAGAAACTGATTTCGCTCGCACGCCTACCGGGAGGATTTCAACAAGCAAGGACTCTCTTGCAGCAGCTATCAAAGATCCGATCCTAGTCCAGCTGATCAACTACCGGGGGCAGCTCAAGACCATCCTCACCACCTTCATGCGGCCATGGGCCAGGATCGGTGCGGAGAACAACGGTCGCCTACATCCGCAGTTCAATCAGGTACGGGGTGACTTCTACGGTACGCGCACGGGCCGTCTCTCGAGCTCCAATCCCAACTTCCAGAACATTCCCACGGAGTTCAAGGGTACTCCTCCGGATAAGTTCCCCTCGCTCCCCATTATGCGAGGATACATACTACCGGATGAGGGGGACGTGCTGGTGTCATCCGACTTCAACGGGCAAGAGATGCGTATCGCGGCCCACTTCGCCGAAGGGAGGGCTGCTGACATCTATCGCACGAACCCTCGTGCAGACTTCCACCAAGTCGTATCCGAGATCATTCGGGAAGAAGCGGGCCTGAACCTGCCGCGCAAGGATGTAAAGATCACGGGCTTCAGCCTGATCTACGGCGCAGGCATCAGCTCCCTTGCTGAACAGCTTGGCGTTGATCGGGCCACGGCCGCAAACATCAAGAGGCATTACTTCGATGCTCTGCCCGGCTTCCAGGAGTTGATGGAAGACGTCAGTGAGCGAGGCCGGGCTGGTATGTCGGTCAAAACGTGGGGTGGGAGGCATATCTATGCTGAAAAGCCGAAGATGGTCAATGGAGGGATGTGGAGCTTTGAGTACAAGCTTCTTAATCACCTCATCCAAGGGAGTGCTGCAGATCAAACGAAGGAGGCAGTCAATCGCTGCGGCTACAAGACTAAACACCGCAGGTTCCTGGCTACCGTCCACGATGAAAACGTGTATTCTGTCAACCCTAACCTTCTTGCCCATGAGGTTGAGGAGATCAAGGCTAGCATGGAAGATCAGGCTGGCTGGGATGTCCCCTTCCGGGCGGAGGTCGAGTACGGGGCTAACTGGGCTGATCTGAAAGGCTACAATGAAGAAGATTGAGCTTCAACTTCTCACCACGCTGCAGTGCAACCTCAAGTGTTCGTACTGCAGCGAGGAAGTGGGTGGGACGCGTAGCCCAGTACCCACGCCAATCGAGTACACGTACGAGCAACTGGACGCCTTCGTCAACAAGTTCTTAGATGGGGTAGGCGTCTACGTGACCTTCTACGGCGGGGAGCCGACCATGAACCACAAGTTCATGGCCGACATAATCGAGCTCTATCCCTTTTGGGGATACCAGCTGCAGACCAACGGCACGCTCCTGCATAAGATGGCCCCCACGCTGATCGAGTACATGGACAACATACTCGTCAGCGTGGATGGCAACCGGCACGTCACCGACAAGTATCGTGGTGAGGGCGTGTTCGATCAGGTGATGGCCAACGTGGAGCATATCCGGCCCCATATCTCGGGACTTCTAACAGCTAGAGTCACGCTGTCTGATCCGGACATCACGGCCCAGGATATCACCGATCTTCTGCATTCCTTCGACTACGTCTACTTCCAGTTCGTGGCAGGGGAGGCGTACTCGCCCGAATACGTGATCAAGATGAAGCTACTGCTGGATGAGCTGGTGGCGAAGTACTTTGACACCAAGGCGCTGCTGCGTATCGTCCCCATCATGGGTACAGTACGTAACAAGCTCCGGCCTGATCTTGCCCCATTTGATACGCAGTGCAGGACGTCAACTCACCTGCTCAACGTAATGCCCAATGGGGACATCTATCCATGCCCCGATATGCTGTACCGCAAGGAACTGCGTATGGGCTCAATACAGGAGAACGAGCTCTACCACAGCAAACTCCAGCAGGATCCGGATATGCCCTGCTGGAAGTGCTCAGCCTTTGAATGGTGCAAGAGCAACTGCCTGAAGAACCTGCACATCGGCTACGTGGACAAGGATAGCGAGTACGCGGCCAAGGTCACTGACCCCATATGCGATCTCATCCGCTACATGGGGCTATTGATAGACGCCCGCATCAAGGACTACAAAGTTCCGATCGAAGTGCTGAACTCCCCAATCTACCAGTATGTCGAGGTAATGCCATGATCAAAGATTTCAAGCCGATGCTGGCGGACGACGCCAACCTAGGCAACCTGAAGTTCCCTCTACTCGTCAGCCCCAAGCTGGACGGGGTGAGGGCTACCTCGCTGGATGGAGTACTCAGGACGCGAAGCCTGAAGCTTCTGCCCAATCGCAGCGTGAACGACAAGTTCAACATCCTAGCTCCGCTCGACGGCGAGCTGATCCTGGGGGAGCCCACCTCCCCCAGCGTGTTCAGGGACACTATGAAGGCCGTGATGTCGCATAGTGGCGATATCCAGGACCTCCGGTACTACGTCTTTGACTTGGTGAGCGATGATAGGTTTGTGGATCGGCTGGATAAATCGACCCACTACTGCAACAACTCCTCCATCATCCACCTGCCCCACAAGTTCGTGGAGACGGAAGCTGAGCTCTACTACCTGGAAGATGCGGCGCTGTCCCACGGCTACGAGGGGCTGATGCTTCGTGATCCCGAAGGAGCGTACAAGTTCGGACGCGCCACCGCACGGGAGGGGACACTACTCAAGCTCAAGCGGCGCAAGACCAGCGAAGCGATTATCATCGGATTTGTGGAGCAAATGCACAATGCAAACGAAGCGAAGATGGACAATCTCGGTTACACTGAACGGTCAAGTCATCAAGCTAACCTCGTGCCAACTGGAGTACTTGGAGCCCTTGTTGTCCGTGACGCAGGCGTGGAATTCAACGTTGGAACCGGATTCACCGCTGAGGATAGAGCTTCCATTTGGCGCAAGCGACACGAACTCATCGGCTCTCTCATCACCTACGAGTATCTCCCCATCGGTATTAAAGACAAACCGCGGCATCCCGTATTCAAAGGATTCCGTATGAAGGAAGACACATGAGACCTTGGAGCTACAGCCGCCTCAAAACATGGGAAGAGTGTCCCAGGGCGTATCAGTACAACTACATCGAGAAGCTGCCCGGCTCACGCGAGCCTGGGCCAGCTGCCAGCCGTGGGACGGAACTCCACAAGCAGGCGGAACTCTACTTGCTCAACGAGATCAAGCTCTATCCGCCGGAGTTCCAGAAGGTGTCGGGCCATACCATGATGCTCAAGGCGCGCAATGCTGTACCTGAGCAGAAGTTGGCGGTCAACGACAAATGGGAGCCGCTGCAGTGGGAAGATGAAAACGTCTATCTCAGGGCCATCATCGACATTATCTACCCTGAAGACAGTATCATCCACGTGCAGGACAGGAAGACGGGGCAGATCTACGACACCCACGTTGACCAATTGGCCACTTACGTGGCTATCGCTGCGGCCCATCACCCAGAAGCGACGGAGTTCCGCAGCCGCGCCATCTATATCGACCAGGGCATCATCGCCAAGCCTGTCTGCACGCCAGCTGATCGCGTCAAGCCCATAAGGATGATGCTAGATGGGCGGATCAAGAACGCTGAGGACGACAAGATCTACCCAACTCGCGCCGGCAGCGCCTGCAAATGGTGCGACTACTCTAAGAAGTACGGTGGGCCGTGCCAGTTTTGAGCGTATTGGACTTTAGCTCCGCCCTAGTTTGAGGTATAATACCTGTATGCCCGTACTAGAAAACGTTGTAGAGACCAAGATCCACGAGTACGCGGAGGCAAACGGCTGCTTGAGTCTGAAGTTGAACGTCATGGGTAGGCGGGGCTGGCCCGACCGCCTATTCATTGCACCAGGGCCACACGTGCTGTTCATGGAAGTCAAACGTCTGGGCGAGAAGCCTCGCAAACTCCAGGAGTATATCCACAATGTCCTCAGAAAGTTCGGTTGTTCAGTTGAATTGGTCGATAATGAGCGCGACGGGTGCGCTGCAATCGACCGTATTACCGCAAAGAATCAGAACCTTTGAAGAGTTCGCGCGGGTAGACATCTACACGGGCGACATCGATCCGGTCTACTTCGCCATCTACCGGGCTCGCGACGCATTCGGTAACGGATGGGCTACCCGCTTTGCTGTGGCCATGCTCACGTTCTACCACACGGGAACGGCGGCGATGGCAGCCGATAACGAAGGGGACGATTTCTGGGACTTCATTGTCAGCCACTATCCCACGGCCCCGCGAGCAGCTGAACGGCGGCACTGGCGAGGAGCGCAGGGCCTGCGTAGCCTGGCCTCCATGCGGGCATATAGCCCCGATCCTGACCTGTTCTTCACGCAAATGCCCAGGACGTACTATCAAGTCATGAAGCACTGCGAGAAGCACCTCATCGGGTTCGGGTCTTACTTCGTCCTGAAGATCTGCGACTACATGGATCGCTGCCTTGGGCTGACCATCACCAACTACGCAGGGCTGAGTATCAACTTGCCCACCCTACCGGCCCAGGCCGCGTCTCTGCTCTACCCCAACGAGGTCGTTGCTCGTGCTTTTGAGGCGACGTGTGAGAGGCTAAAGCCGCTTGGTCTATTGGCCCCACCTCTCTTCGACCGACTGATCGGGCCGGCCGAGGTGGAGACAATCCTGTGCGACTGGAAGCGGGCCAAGTACGGCAATCACATCGTGGGTGATGACGTACTGGACAAGCGCAAATCGCTGATCGGCTACGGGGACAAGGCCAGCAAGATGATCATGATGTTCCCCGACGACTTCCTTCTCACCACCTTTACGTGCGAGCTGGAATGAGTCCCGGACAAATGCTCTACGAACGTAAAAACCCCAAATACGTAAGGATGATTCCTGCCGATTGCCACTTTCCTACGGCGCACGACGTAGTGTTAGTAAAAAGTGACCACACAGCCTGGGAGTTCCTTACTGCCAGGGCAAAGGAGGGCTGGGAGACTTACGCAGTAGGACATAACCTGCTCTCTGGGGACAAATCGTGAACTGGATTCCCAAACCGTATCAGTTTGATGCTCTGAAGTTCATCCTTCAGAACTGCAATGCTGGGATCTTTCTAGATCCTGGCATGGGCAAGACGTCTACGACCCTTGCCTGCATCACGCACCTTCGCAAGACGGACCACGTGAAGCGCGTGCTCATCATCGCCCCCATCAGGCCGATGTACAAGGTATGGCCCGATGAGATCAAGAAGTGGGACGAGTTCCGCCACCTCAGCTATACGATCCTACATGGGGATGACAAGGAACGGGCGCTGGATCAGATATCCGACATCTACCTCATCAACCCCGAGGGGCTGAAGTGGCTGGTCACTAGCGGCGGGCTTCGCAAGCTAGATCCCGACATGCTGGTGGTCGATGAATCCACGAAGTTCAAGGACTACTCGACAGCTAGATTCAAGTTGATCAAGCCTGCTCTGCCTTACTTCAAACGTAGGCTGATCCTAACGGGTGAGCCAGCTCCCAACGGCTACATGGACCTCTTTGGCCAGTGCTACATCATGGACGTGGGGCAGGCCCTGGGCCGGTATATCACTCACTTCCGGGCCCAGTACTTCATGCAGACGGGTTATGGGGGATACGACTACAAGCTTCAGCCTGGCGCTGCAGAGCGTATTCAGGATCGTATCCGCCCATACGTGATGCGCCTGTCGGCTGAAGATCACTTGGACATGCCCGAGCTCATATTCAACGACATCGTCGTAGATCTCGATGAGAAGTCCCGCCAGATCTATAAGGACTTCGAGGACGAGTTCCTGGCGGAGGTGGGAGACGCGGTTATCCTCAGCGTCAACGCAGCCGCCTCGGGGAGCAAGTGCCGACAGGTGGCGAATGGAGGCGTGTATGACCAGAATCACATGTACCATTTCATACACGACATCAAGACCGCTGCCCTGAACGACTTGGTGGAGCAACTACAGGGCAATCCCCTACTATGCTTCTACGAGTTCCAGCACGACCTCGAAAGGATACGCCGTGTCTTCAAAGACGCCCCCTGCCTCACCGGAATGTCTGGAAGTAAACTTGATGCCACCATCGACGCCTTCAATGCAGGGGATATACCAGTCCTACTTGGACATCCTGCTTCGGCCGGTCATGGACTTAATCTCCAAGGAAGTTGCCACCATGTGTGCTTCTACGGGCTCACGTGGGATCTTGACTTATACCATCAATCGTACAAGCGTGTCTGGAGACAAGGCCAAAATGCAAATCGAGTTTTCGTTCACCGAATACTCGCCGGTGGAACCCTCGACTTCTCCGTAGCAAGAACACTGCTCGACAAAGCAGCTACTCAACGCAACTTCATGGAGGCTATTCGTGCTGATAAAGCTACACGGAACTAGCGGTTCCGGCAAGACTACCGCAGCTCGCGAACTAATGAGCTTTGGAGCCCCACGTTATCCCCTTCCCATCTTCAAGAATCGCCCCGAGGGGTATCGTGTTCAACTCCCTGACCTCAAGAAGCCCCTGTTCATCCTGGGCCCGTACGAGACTACCTGTGGCGGTTTGGATGCTCTGGGTGAGGCCGATGATCATATCGCGCTTCTTCTCAAGTATGGCCCGCAGGGACACGTCTTCTACGAGGGGCTGCTCCAATCGGGCTTCTACGGGAGGATCGGCACGGCCAGCGAGCAATTCGGCGACGATCACGTCTTCGCCTTCCTGGACACGCCTCTCGAGGTGTGCCTGGAGCGAGTCATCAAGCGGCGCGAGGCTCGCGGTACGAAGACTGCCTTCAATCCGGACAATACCATCGACAAGTACCGGGCCATCATCCGGCTGAAGTACCGGCTCGACCATGGTGACAAGTGCCCCGTTCGCAAGACGGCGGTGATCAATCATCGCAACCCTGGCCTCAAACTACTGGACCTTTACCATGCCTCTGAACAATAACGCAGTAGAGGACCTCCGCTACTGGATGTCTGAGCGTGAGCGGATTCGTGTGCAGAAGGAAGCTGGGGAGCCCAAGCCTTGGACTCACGACCCCATCCTGCAGCAGTTCAAGTTCTGCAATGTCAGCCGGGAGCACGACCGAGTCACTCGCTGGTTCGCCCTGAACTGGCGCCAGCCGAAATACTGGCAGGAGAAGAACTTCGTGCCTGCCATTATCCTGGGCCGTACGATCAATTGGCCCGATACTCTGGAGGAGTTGGGGTTCCCCATCCTCTGGAGCAAGGAGCGCGTCTTCGAGTGCCTGGAGTCGCGCAAGGCTCGCGGTGTTAAGGTCTATACTGGCGCCTATATGGTATCGCAGTATGGGTCTAGGTCTCCGAAGAATATTCTCGTGACCGATAACGCGAACGAGTACTTCACCAGACCCCCACATATACACTATACTCTGGAGGATACGTTCAATACTCTCGTGGAGTACAATGGGGTGGGATCGTTCATGGCGGGCCAGGTACTGGCGGATCTCAAGCGGACCTCCATTCTACGCGATGCTCCAGACTGGTATACCTGGGCCTCTCTTGGGCCAGGGTCTAGCCGAGGACTCAACCGTCTGTACGATCGTCCCATCAACTTCCAGCCTAGTCAGGAAGATGGGCTAGAGGAGATGAGGGAACTGGCGTCTCAACTGAAGACCAACCTCTGCCTGCAGGACATCCAGAACTGCTTGTGCGAGTTTGACAAGTACATGCGTACCAAGCTCGGGCAGGGTGTCCCACGGGGAAGATATGACGGGTGGGGCAAGCCCTAACGCTCTAGAAAACTGGCCAGCGGCTAGGGTAGGCTACCCCTAGCCGCGCCGCCGGGCCAGGCCTTAAACCTGGTTCTAGAGCGTTAGAACACGCTCCCTGAAAGAAAGCCCCGTACCCTACCCCGCGCCTTTCGTGGAATATCCTCCGAGGGACGGTTTTCAGAGCGACTATTCACGAACGTAGTGGACTTTACCTCGTAGCGTATACAGGTTATAATAGTAGATACGGCATACCGCCGTGTTCTAGTGAGGAATCTCATGAAGTCTAGCACTCGTAACCTCCTTCTCGTACCAAACTCCGGCAGGGTGAACAAGAAGCGTCGCTACTACAGTCTCCGTAGCGCGCTCCGCGCCACCATGGCGGAAGTCATCTCCACCAAGATCCCCATGGTGATCCACGATACCAGCCGTGGGGTGGACATCGTAAGCGTTCGTCTCACCATTGGCCAGGTACGCGTGTACATCGATTCTCCTGGCCGTTTCCGTACTCTCTGGAGCCGCTAATGAACTGGTCATTTGCTGACGTCAACGAAGCCTATCACGAAGTGATGACTATGCAGCATCACTTCACTCACCTGGAGGATACCCGAAATGGGCCGGCATACGCCTTCCAGGAGCCGGTCATTATCGCCCATCTGAATCCCAACCGGCGCGTGTTGTTCGACCCCATCCGCGATGCCAACCCGTTCTTCCACTTCATGGAAGCTCTGTGGATGATGTCCGGTAGCGACAGCGTGAGGTTTCCGGCGCAGTTCGCCAAGAACCTCAAGAACTACAGTGATGATGGGCATTCACTCAACGGAGCCTATGGCCACCGATGGGCCCGCAACTTCATGACCAACCAAATCGAGGAGGTTATCCAACTCCTCAAGAAAGACCCCAAGACCAGGCGAGCTGTCATCGCCATGTGGGATCCCAACAAGGATTGGGAGCCTAGCCTGGACCTTCCGTGCAATACGCACGTGTACTTCCGCTTGGTCAACGACCAACTCACCATGACCGTCTGCAACCGCAGCAATGACGTCGTATGGGGAGCTCTCGGGGCCAACGTGGTTCACATGTCTCTGCTGCAGGAGTACGTGGCCAGTGCCATCGGCAAGGTTCCCGGGACGTACTATCAGATGACCAATAACCTCCACGTCTATCAGGACTGGACGAGGAAGTACGGGCCACCTGTTCGGTGGTACTCTAAGAACCGCCTGTACGCCAGCATAGTCTGGTCACCCACCAGCCTCAACCTCAATGAGGCCTGGGAGTTCGTGCTTCACGGGCTGGATACCGACAAGCAGTATAAGTGCGATGTCATCACCCGTAACGCTGTTCCCATGATGGAAGCCTGGGTTGCCCATAAGGAGTTCAAGCCCAATGTAGCCATGGTGCACGCCCGCAATATCTTCGATGAAGATTGGCGGGAAGCCTGCGTGAGCTGGCTCGAGAGGAGGGCGGCAAATGTCGAAGAAACCCCTGAAGGCTGATTACGGGTTCATCCGCGAGGCCTTCATGATCAAGCGGTATCACACCGTTGGATACGTGTCCCAGCCCGAGACAGTTGGCCACCATACGTGCAATGTGATGGCCATACTGTTCTTCCTGTTTGACGACGCGCCTCCTCTCTACTTGGTGAAGCACGCGCTTCACCACGACGCGGCTGAGCTGGCTACGGGGGACATACCAGCCACGACCAAGTGGGCCCATCCTCCGCTAGCCGCCATGCTCAACAAGATCGAAGATGAGGTATCGGAGCGGCGAGGACTGACGAGCTACCCCATCACAGAGCAGCACGCCGCCCTGATGAAGTATGCCGACATGATGGACCTCTGCTTCAAAGGTGTGGAGGAGATGGCTACGGGCAATGAGATCTTTGCCCCCATCTTGTCACGGGGCATCGGCTACTGCTTGAACCTGCTCAACACGACCTTGAAGGGTCATACGCAGGCGATAGAGTTGTGGGAGCTGCTGAAATCTAACCGATTCATTCACATCGAGGAGTTCATCGTTGACTTCAACCCCGACGGATCCACCAAGCACTAGTGCAAACGATGTGCAAGTTGGTGGGAAGCACTACCGCACGGCCATCCAGCACTGGGACTACGTGTGGGCCAATGACCTCGACTACTTCCAGGCGCAGGTCATCAAGTACATGACCCGCTGGAAGAAGAAGAATGGCCTTGAGGACCTCAAGAAGGCCATGCATTTCCTGCAGAAGTACATCGAGCTCATCGAAGCTGACCTAGCGGCCGAGCCTGGTCGCACCTACATCAATCCTGATCTCTAACTCTCCGAGAGGAATTTTCAAGAATGGACTTCCAGACCATAACGCTGCGTGATGGGACCAAACTAGAGGCACCCATGCGCGTGCCAATGACAGGTAACGCCAAGGGAGTTGGCCAGGTCGGCTACCAGGTGTTCCTGCAGGAGAATACCAAGGGCATCCTCCTCCACATGGAGGCGATCAATCGCGCCACGAAGATGTTCTTCAGCAATGTCGACAGCGTCCTGCACCCGTTTGGTGGGCTGGGCATGGCGGCCCAATGCATGGATCGTACGCTGGGCAAGGCGCTCCACCACGCCTTCTGGGAACGCGACAAGGACTGCTGCGACGCCCTGAAAGAGATGTTCTATGGGGAGGGGGAGTCGGCTGTATATGTGGCCCGTACGCGTGATTCCTTTGCCGACCTCGCCGCCATCAAGTCCCGCTTCTTCGACCAGTACGACCTCATCTATATTGACCCCACGGCGATGACGGTCAAGAAGGACCTGCTCTGGGACGTGTGGGCCAATCTGAGCGCGTCGACATGCCCCAACTTCTGGTTCGTTGACTCGGCTATGTCCAAGATCTGGCTGCATACCAAGACATACAGCGAGTTCTTCGGGTCCCCAGTGGCCGATATCAACGACTACTTCCGCCTGTACAACGCCAGGCTCTGGACCATGGGGCTGAAGATTGTCGATCTATGTCGCGAGGGCACCGTGGTCTACGCCACGGTGCAGAGGAAGAGCAGGAGTGACGGCGATGGCCAGCCCATCACTCCTTGCATCATCGACCTCAGATAACGATTCCTGGCGGAGGTGGCGCCGGCTGGAAATCGGTGGCCAGATTGTAGTACGTCTCAATCCGGTCACCGACAACCACTGATTCACCGAAGGAGACAAACGCCCCCGATGGTGGATTCAACTGGGCCAGAAGCCACTTGTTGTACTCGGACTTGGGAACGATCAGCTTCCCATACTCACGCAGGATGTTGGCCATCGACAGACTCCTTCTCTTTCAGTTGACGTTCCAACGCCTTGATGATCGCCGCCATCTTGACGATCTCATTCATGGCGGCATCGCGCTGGCCGGTGAGGGTGTCCAGCATATCCTGCGGGTTGACAGCGATTTCTTGGTTCATTAGAACTCCCAAATCATGGTTGAGGGGACGGCGGGTGGCACTATTGTTGTGTAAGTCACTGCGGTGAGGAGTGCATCAAGAATCACTTGCGATTGACTAGCGTCGGCGTCGTGGAAGTAGTGCAGAACTGAGTAGACGAATGAGTTGCCCCGTATGTAGTCCCGAACGTAGTCCCACACGGAGGAGTGGCCGGATGGGGTAACGGCCCCGCCGATGAAGTACTGCCAGCCTGCTCCACCCGCCAGGGCTACGTTGCCATTCCATACCTCCTGCGCCGTACTACCTGGGGCATTCCAGTTGGCGATCACTAACTGGAGGGACGTAGTGGGGCGCGTAATCTGCGAGGCGTTCATCAGTAGGTCGATTTGCGTAATCAACTTATCCGACCAGTTGACCTGTAGGCCCGTAGCCGAGTCTACCCAAGTTATCCCCCACATACCGTTGGAGTCCAGTCCTCCCTGGGGTATGATACTCTGACAGTACCGACTGTCAATGGCTTTCAGTAGATTATCAGCGTAGCCCGGATTGTAGGTCCAGGCAGTGCCGCTGGACCCATTCTCCCAAATGCCGGCAGGAACTAGGTTGAGAGTAGGCATGGTCAGAAGGGCAGCGTGGTGGCGACGTATGCGCCAGGTGATACGCAGACTACGCTCACGACCGTACCGTTCGCGCCCCAGACAGGTGATCCTGTGGCCCATGCCCACGGGCCGCTGAAGCTACCCGCTCCAGCCATGTACGCTCGCTTCATCTCACCCGGTACTGCATTGGTGATGCCGGTAACAACCGACCCCGACGCAACGTAGTTGTGAGTGGGGCAATTGTCCCAGTCCCACGCAGCGTTCACTCCAAGAGTGGAGGGATCACGCTGCTTGATGGTCCATACTTTGGACAAGAACAGCGACCCCGCCGCGCCGATTTTGATGCTGATACTTCCATCGGCGGAAATAAGGTGCATCTGACCCGAACCAGCAGTGCCCGTACCCCAAGTAATCATCTTGGGGCCATTGGAATTGGGGAAGCCCCACGTGCCTGCATCGCCTACAGTAGACTCGCCAATGTAGTAGTTCAGGGCATTAATATTGCCGCTAACTGTCAGCTTCTGCGTTGGCGCCACTCCAATGCCGACGTTGCCGGTCACCCCATTGATAGAGAGTCTAGCGTTGGCAAGCGTAGTATCCGGCCCAAAGTATATGGCTGTTCCCCCGTCAGTACGGGAGAACATAAACCCGCTGCTGAAGTCTATGGCCTCGTAGTTCGCACCGCCCGCAGCGCGAAGCTGAATGGAGGCGTTGCCCGCAGCGCCTCCATCTTGACGCACCTTGAGAACTGGGTTCAGACCGAATACGTCCAACTTGCTCGTCGGCGCCACCCCAATGCCGACGTTGCCTGTAGAAGAGAACGTGACGCGATTAGCTGCCCCCGCTCCGTTCCAATGGAATCCCAGGTCTCCAACGGAAGGAAAGTTGTAGTTGATATCCCAACCGTCTGTTGATCCAATCGTTGCAAACCGAAGGGATGAAACGCTCCCTACTGCAGTGTTAATAATTACGGAGGAACCTGTAGTAGATTGTATGTCTATACTGCGGCCCCTGAATCCAGTCGGCGTCACGCCCACCCCCAAGTTGCCAGCAGAGGTTAGGAATACGGTTTCCACCCCACCCGCCATCAGGCGGAAGTTGTGGGCCGAGGACGTGCCGAATACTGCAGTACCGCTCGCATCCGCGGCACGTTTGAGTACGGTAGTGATGCCGGCCCCATCTACGTTCCATGTCTGCGCGGGTTCGTTCGCCACACCCCGCACATCAAGTACGCAGGTGGGGGTGCCATGCCCAACGGCTACCCTGCCCGCACCGCCAGAAGCCGCAAGCGCGACGTTGCCGCCGTACTTGTTCAGCCATATCGTGCGTTTGGTGGCAGGAGTGGCCGTGGTAAAGCAGTCGAGGATCATCTCAGTAGCGGCATCTGAGTATATCATCAGACTACCGCCCTGAAGCGTATCTACCAGCTTGATCACCGCCGAGTTGTACTGCACGGTGAACAGCCCAGTCAGCGTGCCGCCAGCCAGTGGAAGGTACGCCCCCGTTATGGGTACGCCCCCAACCGTCAGCGTGCCAGCAATGTTGACTCCAGTGGGAGTCCAGGTCTGGATATTGGCCCCAGCAATGGCCATATTGACTGTATTGGTGGCTGACCTCCACAGACCTGCGCCCAACTCATTGAGGAAGCCCAAGCCTGGCAACGACAGGGATCCATCGAAGACATAGAATGGGGCCAACATACCCCCGCGACCGCTGCGGTCAAGTGAGTTGGTCAGCTCGTTTGCGATGTCCGACAACGTGGGGTTGGCCCATGAAGTCGCAATAATGGTCTGCGGCGTTACCGGATTGGACCCGGGCAGAGTGTAGACGCCAGTACTGTTACGCGGCATGTTACTGCTCCTTGTTGAGTGCCTTCATTACCAACGCAAGTACCGAACCCGCACCCAGGGCGCCGCCTCCTGGGGTGGAGAGGAACCTGCCTATGCCTTGAGCTGCCGGTATCGCAGCCCGGCCAGCCATCATTGCCCCACGGCCAACTGGGGTGAGACCAGCCCCTACTGCCGCGCCTTGCGCGAAGTTCTTGACGTGCTCCGGCTCACCTCTGGAGAGGTCGAACAAGTGGCCGCCGACATCCTTCATCGTGTTCATGTACAGAGGTTCGGCCGCCTTGTCCTGCTCCAACTGACCAGCGATCTTCTTGCTGAAGTCCGCCTGCTTCTTGATTTGCGCCATGCGGGCGTTCATCTCCTGCTGGCCGATCGGATTGCCGTCCTTGTCGTAGTTCTTGGGCATGAACCCATCCAGGGTACGGTTCTGAGCATAGTACGCTTCCGCATTCTGGTAGTTCTTGACGTTGGATACCAGCGTACCCTGCATGTAGTCGATGATATACTGCCGACCTTCCGGCGTGTTGCTGGTGCCAGGCAGAGTCTTCATCGCCGTGAGCAAGTCGAGGTTGGAAATGCCCGTACCTGACCCATACGCCTTCAGGGAGTCACGAAGCTGCGACAAGTTCAACTTGTCGTAGAACTCCGTATCAGATACTGAGGGATCAGGTCCGCCGAACGTCTGCGCCCATGCCCGCTTGGCAGTCAACTTGGCTCCTGCCAATGGGCCAGATATGATATCGCCCTTCTGGTTGAGTTCGCTCATCTGCTGCACAGTCTTCAGGGCCGATACCTGCTTCTCGAGGTTGGTCCTGTCGGCATCCAGCAGCTTGCGGCCAGAAGCCATCGCTGTCTCACGGAACTTGCCGCCTTCAGGGTCGCTGACTCCAAACCCATCCCCACTCGCCGCCGTGGCCTTGGGCAGAGCTCGGGCCGTGCCCTGGGGATCGGTCATGGCCATATTGGCCCGTTGCGACTCCGTTCCCTGATTGGCCGCATAGAGCGGGATGTTGTACTTGGTAGCCAGATTGGCATAGTAGTCCGCAGCCTGCATCTTGCCCTTGGCCGTAAGATCAGCAAACGCCTTCTGGATTCCTTCCGGCCCGCCATGAATCCGCAACTCCTCGGCATTTGGCGGGCTGTTCGGATCTGCCTGCTCAGCCAGCGTTCCACGCGGCCCGGCCGGAAAGCCGCCCTGAGCGGCCATGCTATTCGGGAGCGCCCCGGCAGGCCCTACGCTTGGCGCGGCGCCAACCCCTGGCCCTACCATAGGCCCGCTAGGTTGAGGGCTCTGCGGGCTCTGGGCCTGCCCACCGCTACGCTGCTTGTACTCGTAGAGGGACATCTTTTGCGACCTTCCGCCGCCGATGGGGACATCAATCATCGTACTCTTGTCTTTGATGTCCTGCTGGAGTTGCTCCTGCCCGCGCTGAGCATCCATGGCGCCAGGCAGTACTCCGCTGCCGCCAGTCAACGGGTTGGTGACGAACTGCTTCGACGGATCCCCGCCCTCCAACTGCTTGAGGATCATCTGCCCACGCTTGGAGATCTCCGCATCCGGATGCATGGACATCGCGATGGCTTTGCGCCGAAGATCGTTGACATCCGGCCCACCCTGCGGCTGGCCAGCGTCTTGAGGCTGGCCGCTAGCACCGCCAAGAGATTTGAGGATGTCCTGCATCTCGCCCATCTGCCGACTACGTTTGCGATCGGCCTGCATTTCACCCAGGCCAGCCTGGCGAAGGATGGGGTTCTGAATCATGGCCTCGGGCGTGCCCTGCCGAAGCGCGTCAGCCAGTTCGGTCTGCACACGGGCAGACAGAGCAGCGCGACGGGACGATAGGCCGGCGATGTCCTTCTCGGCTTGGCCTTCATCTACCGTGTCCTTGAACGCCTGGCCGCCAGTACGCCCAGAGGTGAGTACGCCTCCCTGGGTATACATCTGCTGAGGCGTGCGCAGTCGCTTGAGGACCTCGCGGGCCGCCAGCTCCTTGGCCTTGATGTCCTCTTCTTCGGACTGGTACGGATCGAATGCGTATTGGTCAGTGATGGCCATAATGGCTCCTTACCAGGCTCGGTATGCGTTGTACAAGGCACCGCCCATGTTGCCCAATGCCTGACCGTAGTTGTTGTTGGCAGCTGACTGCCCCAGAGCTGCGTTATACTGCCCGCCACCGCTCGGCACTCCCATCTGCCCATACTGCCCCTGAGCCGCTGGGCCAGTGGGGGACATGCCCTGCATCTGCAGGTTCTGCAACTCGTACGGGAGGGCCATGCCCTGGCGGTACTGGTTCCAGTCCTGCTGCTGCTGGTCGAGGCCGAACCGCTGGTTGGCGATCTGCTGCTGCGTGTTATACCCCGCCATCTGAGCATTGGCACTCAGCCCTGCCGCCGCCAGGCCCTGGTCAGCACCGTAACGCGAAGTGGCTGCGCCGGTATCGATGCCGTAGCGGTTGGTGGCGTTCTGAGCCTGGCCGAGTTCGTACTGGTTCTGTTGCCCAACGCCAGTGAGGCGGTTCTGTTCCTGACCCAGGCTGAACTGGTTCTCCAGCCCGAAGCGAGTGTTCGCATTGGACTGGCGCTGATTGGCCAAGTTACCCTGCGACGCCATGGCCGCATTTCGCAGCTGATCATTGGCGTTGCCCTGGGCCCATTGCTGCTGCTGAGCCTGATTGCCGAACTGGCCAGCCTGGAGATTCTGCCCGAACTGCTGACCCTGGGCAGCGTTCTGCCACTGCTGTGACTGCCCCTGATTCATGAAGTTCTGCTGCGCCGCGTTGTTGGCGAAATTGCCGGCGTTGATGTCCATGCCCTGCATACGAGCCGCTTCCGAACCCGAGTTGAGTGTGGCCTGATTACGCAGGTTCGCATAGGCGTCATTGGAGTTGAACGCCTGCCGCTGCATCTCAGCATTCCAGGACTCGCTGCCACGGGTAAGCCCCATCTGAGCTAGCTGGTTCTCCAGCCCAGCCTGTTGCTGCTGCATCTGCGGATCAAGCCGACGGGCGCCCTGCTGATAGTAGGCGTCCTCCATGTTCTGCATGTACGGCTTGCCCTGATTGATCTGGCTGACGGGCATCTGAGCGGGGTTGATCGCCGCAGTGTTCAGCGTGGGGTTGTTGATCTGCCCCTGAACCGGACCACCTGGGTTGGAGCCGTATGTCCACCCCTGTTGAGTGGGATCAGTGCCAGAGGGAACTCCGGGCGCGCCAGCCTGGGAGTTCTCCATCTGGTTGGTCTGCATGCCGACGCCAGCCTGGGAGTTCTCCATCTGGTTGGTCTGCATGCTGACACCTTGGCCCTGATTCTGATTGCCCTGCATGGCCATGTTTTGCGGGTTGAGTTGCGCGCCGCCAGCGGAAGGAATAGCCATTATTGGCCTCCATGAAGAGAAGTGCCGCCGAAGGAGTTGCCAGCCATCATATTGGCCACCCTCGGATTGATGCGGGCCCAATCGGGCTGGAGCAGATGGGACGCATCATTCATGCGCCCACCGGCGATGTTCCGGAACTGGTCGAGGCGACCTTGGTCCTGAGCGTTCAGGGTCTGCGTCTGGGTACGCTGGCCCGTAGCGGGGTCAACTGTCCAAGTGGACGATCCCCACGGCGTGCTCTGGTTGGGGCTGTTGGCCTGCAGCGCACGCTGCCACATCTCCAGCATGTACTGGTTTTGCCGATCATTCGCCGCGTTGGGGGAGTTGCTCCCATGCGAGTTCTGATAGGAGTTGTACATGTCATATGCGTTCCTCGCCAGGCTCATCCAGTCCACGCCAGCTCCTCCCGTTGCAGCTGACAGGCCACCGAGTGCGCCCGTACCAGCTGTGATTTCGCCCGCAGTTGCCGCCGTTCCAGCGAGGCCTGCCCCAGTTCCCGACACTAGTCCAGTACCAGTGAGACTACCGCCTGTGCCCAGAGCTCCCATATTGGCAGAACTCAGACCTGTACCAGCCAGGCTCGTACCCGACCCCAGCGACCCAAGCGCAGGAGTTCCTGCCCCCGCTCCTGCGCCAAGAGATGACGATCCCAGAGCTCCTGCTTCGGGGGCAATCCCTCCGGCCCCGAATCCACCTCCAGCTGCCCACCCTCCTCCCTCTGCTGCCGCCCCAGTAGTCGCTGCTCCAGTAGTCGCTGCTCCAGTACCGCCAAACTCGGCCATGCCCATGGCCCCACCGGCAGCAGCTCCTGCCCCAGCCAGTAGAATCAGGTTGCGTACCATGAGGGCACGATTGCGAGACGCAGGGTCCTGCGCGCCCATGTTCTCAGGCGTGGTAACGAGGCCGAAGTTCTCATCCCAAGTAACGTCGCCGGGATTCTTGACCTCGCGGAATCCGCCATGGCCCAGCTGACTTACTCCTGTCAGCCCATGCTGAGTCATGTAGTCGTTGTAGGCTTGATTCTGCCGCCACGACGTAGTGGAGTGTCCCGTATCGTCCTCGGCGGTGGTAGTCCTCTCCCAGTAGGGATTGTCCGACACGGCGTTGGGGTCGTTCGCATCTTGCGTGGGGGCAAGACCATACCGGCCAAACATTTCATTGGGGCGACGATTGCCTCCTTGCTGGATCTGTCCGTTGAGGTATCCCTCACCTGTCGCAGTATCGTACTGGAAACCGTTGCCTCCAATGAGAGCCTTATTCATAGCCCAATTCCTATCTCAAAGGTGATCTCGTAGTCAGTCACCAAGGTATAGCCGCTGCCGCGTACCGCAGCTTGTAGGGCTATGCGCTTACCGAAGGAAGCCACCCCAAACCACTTCTTCCAAGTAGCTGATCGCGATTTCCACAAAGCGTCGTCCCACAAAGCTACGTCCCATAAAGCGGAACCAGTTAGCGCTGCCGCTCCAGGATTGGGCATATCGTCAAAGCTGTACTCGGGTACAAGTCGGAGTAGATAAGTGGGCATCCCGTCCGACCGCCCTAGAATGCGTACCCGCTGAGCCCGCTTATTCGCATTTGGAGTGCCGTAGTCGTGAAAGCCCGTCTGGAATTGACCCGTGACCTCGTTGCCCGTAAGTGTCTCATCGTAGGACGCGCCGTCCTCAAACCCAAAGAATCCTTGGTACACCTTACCGCTGCGATTAGAGAAGATAAATTGTCCATCATGGAGTACGGCACAATAGGGCTCCATTATGGTGAGGGTAGTCCACGACCGATTAAAGTGAGACATGCACCAAGAATATCTCTGCCCGCTATCTAGGGTACGAATGGGGGAGACTAGTACAAGCAATTCCTCGGTGGGGTAATTGACTATCTGCCAATATTTCTCGTTGATCGTCGTACTTACCGCACGGGCAATACTTGGATTGGTCTTCGGCGCAACGCTGCTTTGCCCTTGCATGCT